GCGTAGACGCAGGGGCAGTCGCCCACTCAGTATCGCCGTCGGCCTGCTTTACAAGAACATCGTTCGTTGAAGCGGTAGCAGCCGTCGTAGCGCCGACACCCAGTTTCGTTTCCAGCGCAATAATCGCACCGGAGGCATTCGTATGAACCTCGTCGTGAAGAAAGCCAGCATCATCCATTTCAGTAGTCGCCAAAGGCGACGGCTGTTGGACTGATGTGTCCAGCGTCGTCGGATACTGGGTAGCCACGCTATGAAACCGTGATCGTTACCGTCAGAGTCCATTCTGAGCCCGAAGCCTTCGTGCCCAGAGAGGCCACCTTACGGTTCAGGGCCGTACCGGTATCTTCCCCACCAACGCCACTGGTGGCACTGCGGATGCTCCACTCCTCCCAGGCAAAGTTGCCGTCAGCAGAACCCCACACAGACTTCCAGGTCATCGTCTGACCCGCCAGGGATGGGAACGAGGCCGACTCCATCGCCTTGTAAGACCGTTCACTGGTACCCGCCTGGAGCCCCGTATGGGTTGCAAGGGCAGACGTAGTGCTGGTACCCACCCCGATATAACTAGCCGTGCCGTAAACAGCCGGAGAAGCCAGGCCGCAGAGGCTGTTCAGAAGGTCCGCAATCCCCCCATTCAGGAGAAGATTGTCCTCAACAGAAACCGTGTCGTTCGGGGGGAGCCCTTTAGCCCGGTCAGAAGCAACATTCCACTTCTCAACGGTGGCTACAACACCCCATTCTTTGGAGTCGATGACATCAGGTGCGCTCATAGTGTCCTCACTATACACCGGTCACGGGACGGCCACCAGACAGGTGACCGCCCCGCAAACGGGTTATTGGCTATGCCGGTTTACGGTGCAGCCGATGTGGTGTTGGTCTGGTGATCGTGCGGCTCACGCAAGGTGAGTTTCACGTTCGCCGTGTGTCCACCCGAAGTGGTGATGTCATACGTCGCCTTCATGTATTGCTTGTAGACATCCATTCGGATGTAAAGGGTTGAACTGTCGTCATCGTGAGCGATGGCAGGACAGGAGCCGTACTCAACAGTGTTGGTACCGCTACCGTCATCTGCGCCCTCAAATCGGATCCCACCGGCAACAAACGAAGCGTTCGCTTCGATAGCGCCCAATACGATCTCCATGACGACAGGCCCTGGCTTGTCGACCTGAACCCAACCGTTGTTGCCGTCCGCCGCAATAGCAGTATCTGCGAGGAGTACGCCACCAGTTGCGTCCCGGACAAGTGTGCCTGGACCGACTGTGGTAGTTGACTGTGCCATGTTTCAGCCTCCTATGCTTCCGTGAGGCCGGTATGCCTCACAATGGATAGAGGGTTGTAAATGGCCAGGCCGGGGTAAACCTCAACCCGACCCAAGTGCCCAGGCGCTGCCTCAGTCTCACCAAAGTCATTTACGTCGAACGACCCGCCCAGGCCCAACAGGCCTGTCACGTTCTCGTCCTCGCCAAAGGCGATGTAGTAAATGCTTGAAGTGACGCTGCTTGTTCCCTGTGTCTCATCGAACGCAAGGATTGCAGAACCTGTTGCATCATCTCCGATGATCCGAACGGGAATCCCGTTCCATTGCAGAATCTGGCGGCCAAACCGGTCATCCCCTACATCAAGCAGGGAGAAGTAACCAGATGTGTTGCGACCAAGGGTCGTCAACTTGCGCCGGATAAAGCGGTTCATCAGGATGACATCAGCACTGGACTGGCTACGCAAAAGATCGTGCGCCTCGTCCATCTTCGCCAATGTGAGGGGTCCGCCATTCGTTGCCTCAGCAACCGTCTGGCCCAAACCCTCAGTGATAAGGGAGTTGACTCCCTTGAAATCCTTGGCGGTGCCGGTGCCGTCGAAGAAATACTTGTCGTAAGTCCTGGACATGGCCTTTGCGAACTTGGCGTACTGCCTGGCTTTCGCAGAGACTACGTTCCCACGGACTCTGACAAGGTAGTTATCGACAAATACCTCGCCACCAAGGATAGCCGTACCAAAGTACCGCTCCGTGTCTGTGCCGAATGACCTGGTGTAGGTCTCGTTCACATCACGGAAAGCGGGCGTTGGCAGACTGTTTTCGACCTGCACCTTGAGAGCATTCCCAGAGATGGCGGTCTGCGGAAGCATCTCAAGAATCGGAGATTCCTGGATCAGGGTCTCAACGACCCCACGCTTCAACTGATCGTCACCGTACTTGGCCGCCTCAAGGAGGGTCACGCTGCCACTTGGCATATCGCTGGCCTTCCTGTGGTTAGTGGGTGATTAGATGGGACCCTCTAACGACGGCGCTTGCTGGGCTTATTCTCCAGCGCCCACTCAATGGCCTGCACCCCGGTCAGTTTCTCCGGGTTGATAGCCGGAGTTGGCTGGCCGGACATTGCGCCCACCTGGCGAGCCCTGTCAAATGCCTCAGCGTCGGTATGAGAACTAGAATCAGGTGCCGGGCCAAGGAAATCCTCAACCTGGCGATCCAACTCATCGCCCTCAAAACCCCGCCTTGTTAGCAGGTCCCTGGCCAACTCCTCTTGCTGGCCACGACGATCCTCATGGATCTCCCTGGCCCGCTCCTCAAGTTGGCCTATGTCGACGCCATCCAGATCCGTGGGCTTCACAAGCGACAAACCGTGCTGCTGAATAACCTCTTGGGCTTTCAGGCCGGTAAGTTCGCCTCTAAGCGATTTGTTCTGTTCTAGCGTTTCCTCCAACTTCTGTCGGAGGGTGCCTCCCGACATCTCAGAAATATCTTCATCAGTGTCGTATGGCATATGTCACTCCTGGTCTCGTACGCTTCTGGACCCCAGGGGTACCCAGAAGGATTGGTATTATCTAAGTATAACTGACACGGCGCTGTCAATAGCGGACGCCTGTCACTCCTCGTCCTGGTTGTGCCAGCCGGGCCCCACGGGAAGTAGTAGCAAACCCCCCAGGGGTACGGGCCCGTGCCAACTCGCCTTGACGGGCCCGTGTCAAAAGATCAGTTTCAGGGGCTTGGCTCAAGAACACTGCGTTCTCAAACTCCTCCTGGCCGAACGTGGCAGCGCCCTCCCCCTGGACGTTCGTCCTGCGAATCATGGATTCGATCATCGAACCCTGGTTCACGAAAGACCCGTAGCCCTTCAAGGCCTTAGCCCGGTCGATACCTGCCTGCCTGAACTCCCCCACACGCTCCATAGACGGGGCCACCAGCCCCTGCTCCGCTGCGGCACCGCCGACAAGAGCAAACTGGAACGCTTCTATCAGTTCGTCCAACTCCAACAATGAGTCACCGTCCGGGTCCCCCAAATACAAGGCCTCCACCAGGCCCTGGGCCTGCTCCGTGGAAAGAGCGTTGATCCTAGCCAGCGCACCCTCCGGCAAAGCCCCCTGCGCTTGCAGGGTGTTCAGGGTCTCAGCAGTGGCCTCCAAGGCGGCGTCCGTGGCGTTAGCCACCCAGGTGGAGTAGTCAAACTCTGCGTCCAACAGGTTCTGGTTGTATTGCCCAATCAGCGTCCTTGACGCTTCTGGGTCAACCACGGCCTGGTACAAGTCGTCTACAGAAACGTCCATGTTGGCGTAAGTCTTGAACGTCGCCCTCACATGGGCGGAGTTGTTTACCAGGTCCCTGTAAGTATCCAGCCTGCTTTGGAGTTCGGTTGTTGAAATGCCTCGCTCCATGAGCGTCGCATAGTCCACCGGGTTCTCTGTGAGGGGATTGAAGATTTCCTTGCCGCCGATAGAGCCAGCGTCAATCAGTACATTCCGGTACTCCCTGACCTGATCGACATACGACTGTTCGTCCAGGAACCGCATGCGGCCCTCCTCATCAGTGATACCAGGGAAAGTGGCCCGGTACTGCGGGGTGTCACGAACCTGTGCGATTAGAACGTCGTTGTCTATGCCCTCCGTGACGGCCTCTGTGATCATTGCGCCCAGGTTCAGGTCCTTAGCCCACGGGAAATGCTTTAGCGCCCATTCCTGAGCGGTACCGGGTTCAGCGAAGAAGTCAACCGTGGTCAAGTCCGGTTCAGCGATCAAAGTGGCTTCTGCGGCAGCAGCGGCGGCATCTGCATTGTCATTCACGGCGGCAGCCGCTACCGGGCTGCTTGCGGCGAGGTCGTCCATCAGTTGATTCCACTCGTCAACGTCGCTAAAGCCCGCTGCTGCCGCATTCTCAATCTGTAGTGCCCTACCTGAACCGTGTGTAAAAGCGTTCAAGCCTCCTACGATTTTCTTATCCCAATCTTCGATGACCCCCCCGTGTGCTACGAATGGGCTGCCCGTTGGGCCTCTCGTAAAACTCTCCCCCGGGTCACCCCAAACCTGGGCATTCGTCCAGGGCATCGGATCTGTACCCGCATACGGACCAGACGCCTGCTCTGTCCACCAGGGGTGAGAAGGGTCGTCCTGAGCAGTAGGGGGCACCGCAGACCTGGGGTCCGTCCTGACCCCTTGTGTGGGGCCAGAACCTCCCTGCAACCCGCCAAGAGATGATGCGGTCAGGTACCCCAAGTCCACGCCACGGGTCCCTCCGCTGGCTGGACCGTGCATGCTCACCACACCGGTCCAATCTTCCACCCAACCACCAGTGGCCGGGTCCGGGAACCCTGGCACCCCACCAGGGCCACTGCCGCCGTGACTAGCCCGGTATTCTGTGCTGAACTCAAACGAAGCCCCAGTGGCGTTGCCAGTGTTGACCGGATTCAGTTCACTGTTCGGGTCCGGGTGGACCTGCCCCTCATACACCGCAGCGAACCTGACCACCTGGTTGTTTACCGGGTTCACCCACTGCGCCATTAGACAATCCTCCTCACACCGCCGCCGAATCCGAAAGTGGACTCCATAACCTTCATTCTATCGGCGGTGAGTTCCTTGGCCCGCCTAGACGACTGCCACTCCGGCTTCCCACGAAGCCTCGTCCTGTATTCGACCGGGGTTTCCCCCGAAGTCAAAGCCAACATCAGATCCTCGTTACCCAACGGGTGAGCCGCATTTATCGGAGATTCCATCTCACTGTTGTGGATACTCACCCAAGGGGCGGCGTACTCCGTGGTACTCAGCAGGTCCGGTTTCCCAGGAAACTTCGATGAGGCCGTAGCCCGAATGTCGTCCATCACTTGCACCATGGAAATCTCATTCGACATCAGTTGCGTAGCCAAGTCCTGCACATCCCAAGAATAGTTCTCAGGGTCTAGCCCCCACTTGGAATAGGCCTCCTGCAACTGCTGGACCTTCGCATCACGCTCCACCTCGTACGCTCCAGCGGCCACCTGGGTGTCGTGAACGTGGATCTTCCAGGCGTTATTGACCTCGCCGGGCATGTTCGCCGCATACTGCTTGATGGC